GGGTGATGTCCCACCCAACCTTGGCCAATTGTTTTTCGATTTTTGGTCCGTGGCAGTAACACACAAGAAAAATGCCCAAGGGTCCATCGCGGTAATACGGCACGACTCGCCAGAAGAGGCCGCTGAGGAAAGACACGTCTTCTGGGCCGTTGCACACTCGCACTTTTGGAATCAGCCCGAATCTTGTTTCTGAGGCGCAATCGACAGGGCGGATGGTAGCAACAACGCAATCATCACCCATGGCCAGGATGCGATAGGCCGGGCGCCCATTCTTTCCGCCAGTGGCCTCCCAGAGACAGTGGGCCTGGTCACGGAGGGGGGACACCACCCACCATTGGCAAGCACAACCGATAATGGTGTTGACGACAGAAGTGCCCGGCCAACCCGTGGGGACCCTCCCACACGTTAAGTATTTCCAGCCAAACCGTGTGGTGCCGGAATGCCAATTGCAGGTTGCCAGAATTAAAAAGGTCGGTAGGGCCGCAACTGAGAACACCAAGTGGAGGACGAGAACGGTTCCGGCTAAGAGTGCGTACTGGATTGAACAATCGAACGTGGTTCGGTCAATGTCATAGAAGTGGCAGCCAGGCATAAGATCGACAGTGGTTTGCATCCAGTATCCCAAATCTTCGGCTGTGAGAGCACAGGCATAAGTCACCGAGAACCCAAGATGAAAGATGGTTTTAATTTTTGCGCTGAGGGCATGCATCCAGGGTCCAACCCAAGAGTTGAATTCTGGTGAACATGATTCGATAAGGCGTGGTTTGTAGTCCGCGCCCATTTTGAGTAATTTCTCGTGCTTAATGAAGGCTTGATGGCGGTGGGATGCGGTGAGCAAAGCAGTCAAAGAAAGGTCTGAGAATCTAGCGGCCAGTAATTTCTTTGCAACGGCTGGTGGGAACCTGGCAAGCCAGCGATAGAACATGGTTGGGACAAGTGTCGCTGGAACAAGGCTGGCAGCGAGCCCAGCTCTAAGCATGCAAAGAACCGATCTCAGAAATTCTGTCTTGGCCACGGCCTGGATAGGCTGGTAAGGCGCCAAGAGGCGCGAGGCCACGGCGTCATGTTCGTTATAGGCATTGCTTGCTGTGACCACCGGCCGATAAAGGGGGAAAACCACGCTTGCTGGTTGCATGGCAGGCTGCTGGCGCCGGTGTAATGTTTGGACGGCTGAACCGTCCAGCGTGTCGTCGCAGTGGATATCATAGTT